GTAGATTGAATCGAAATGTGGATTGGGTGGGTGGACCACATAATGAAAATGAATCGATGAGACTTCAACTCACTAGGTTAGTTGAATACTTGGAGTGTCTCCCCATTACTATATTATCCCTCGATAATCTCGAAGCTGACGATGTTATAAGTTATATCTGTACATCAACATTAAAAAATTCAAAGTGTACTATTATGTCTGCCGATAAGGATTTTTATCAGTTAGTCAATGATAGAGTTGAATTATACTCACCTACTAAGAAAATAACCTATGATAGAGAATTAATAAAAAAAGAGTTTGGAGTTTACCCACAAAATGTATTAACTTGTAGGATAGTAGATGGAGATAAATCAGATGGTATACCTGGTGTAAGGGGAATTGGAGTAAAGACCTTGATAAAAGAGTTTCCATCATTAACTGATGATGAACATTTTGATGCCAAGAAATTATTGGTTTCAGCAAATAAAAAAACAACAAGAATTTCGGATATGTTGGTTAAAAATGAATATATAGTAAAGAGAAATTACATTTTAATGCAACTACATGATCCAGATATAAAAAATCAAACAAAATTGAAGATTGTGGATACGGTTAATTCTCTAGCACCTAAGTTAGTTAAGTACCAATTGCAAACTCTGTTCGTAAAGGATAAATTATGGGGACAAATACCAAATTTTGATAATTGGTTAACAGAATTTAACATTTTAGACCATTATTGGAAAAATAAGAAATGAATAAAACAAAAACTATATCAGAATACGGATATTCCTTTCAAATAAAGTTTATTGTTTGCTTGATTACGGATAAATTGTTTTTAGAGCAAATTGTAGACATATTGGATGAGAAATATACGAGTAATGATGCTTTTCGTTGGTTAATAAAGGAAATAAGAGAATATTACAACGAATATAAAGATGTTATCACTATGAATGTCTTTAAAATTAAAATACAAGAAATAGACTCTGATTTATTGCAGGTTAATGTAAAAGATGTATTAAAAGAAGTATTTAAGAGCATGGAAGCAACAGACCTTGATTATGTTAAAGATAAGTCATTAGATTTCCATAAATCACAAGTATTGAAAGATGCTATCGTTAGGTCGGCTGAAATATTGGAACGAGATGGCGATAGTGATGAAATAAAAGGTTTGATAGATAATGCCATGCAAGCTGGTGTTGAAAGAAATTTAGGACACGATTATTTACAAGATATAGAAGAAAGGTATTCTGAAACTGCTCGTGTCACATCACCTACACCGTGGGATATAATGAATGAATTAATGCAAGGTGGATTAGGCGCTGGTGAGTTGGGTGTTGTAGTTGCTCCAGCCGGTATTGGTAAATCTTGGGTATTAAGTGCTATGGGTGCTTATGCAATATCTAAAGGATTGAATGTAGTTCACTATACATTAGAATTAAATGAGGCATACGTTGGGTTACGATACGATAGTATTTTTAGTGGTGTAGAGAGTCAAAACTTAAAGTATCATAAAGAAGAAGTAATGGAAAAGTTATTTAATTTAGAAGGTAATTTGACTATTAAGTATTATCCAACTAAAGCCTGTACGGTAAATACATTATCTGCTCATTTGAAGAAAGTGACTACTTTTGGAACTAAAGTTGATATGGTATTGGTGGATTATGCTGACATTATGAAAGATGTAAATAAATCACAAGAGATGAGACACGCACTCGGAAATATTTATGAGGATTTACGAGGTTTGGCTGGTGAAATGCAAATACCAATATGGACAGCAAGTCAAGCCAATAGAAGTGCTTTGGATGAAGATGTTATTGAAGCCAGTAAAGTTGCCGAAAGTTATGCTAAAGTAATGACAGCAGATTTCGTTATGTCGTTAAGTCGTAAGATAGAAGATAAGATAGGTAATACAGGTAGATTTCACGTTATTAAGAATAGATTTGGTCCAGATGGATTGACTTATCCAGCAAAGATAAATACCAATATTGGTAAGATTGAGATTTATGAAAGTAGTTCAATACAGGGTAAAGGTGTTCAACATAAAATTAACAATAGAGATAATCAAACGAAAGCCATATTGTCTGCTCGTTATGATGATTTAATGAATGACGAGTAATTTACAAGTATTAAGTGAGTTTCTTGGTTATGATGAGAGAGATTTAGAGTTTGAAAAGGTCAAGAATGATTTAGACAACCATGATGTTGAATATGGCATTGAAGTCATATTTGACTATTATCGTAGGCATGGATTTCCACACTATAGAATACGTGAAGATGAAAAACATCAACATATGAGAAAGATTCAACGGTTTGATGTCGATACGATATTCAAAGACAATCAAATTATTCAAACGATGCACGGATTGAGATTGGCTTGGACTTATTTTCCATATTTTTGGGAAATACAATGTGGTAATGCTAAATTAACACCAATGGAAACCTTTTTAGATGATGATAAGTTTAAATCACTTATACGAAAATGTTGGAATTGGTGTTCAAAGCATCAAGAAGGTCATAAGAGTATTTTTCATGAAAATAGACTTAGACAATCGTTGAAAATTTATACTGGAACACAAGCCGTAAGTAATTTCAGACCAACTGCTGCTAAACTGATTTACGAGAAGTTTGGTGGTGATGTTATTTGGGATATGAGTTGTGGTTGGGGTGGAAGGTTGATTGGATTTCTGGCAAGTTCAAGAAAAAAGTATATTGGAACAGAACCATCAAGTAGAACCTTTGAAGGATTAAAAAAGATAAAAAAAGATTTTTTTTACTTGGAAAAGTCAGTAGAATTACATAAATTAGGTAGTGAAGTTTTTCAACCAGATAAAGAGTCTTTGGACTTATGTTTTACTTCACCGCCATATTTTGACACGGAGAAATATTCGGATGAACCAACACAAAGTTACAAGAAATATCCAACTGAAGATAAATGGGTAAATGGATTTTTACAAAAGACAATTGAGAATTGCTATAACGGATTAAAACCAAATAAATATATGTTAATCAATATAGCAAATACACCAAAGTATAAATTTATCGAAGAAGAAACAATTAGGATTTCCAAAGAATTGGGATTTAAACAAGAACAGACGATAGAATTAACTCTATCAAGCATTATGGGAGCTGGATACAAGTATGAGCCAATTTATGTTTTTGTTAAATAAAAAATGTAAATTTATAATCATTAATGAGTAAATAAGTTGGAAAATCCCATAAAACAATGGGAACAATGGATGTAATGTTTATATTTATCATAGACCTCCACATCAAAAAATAGTTAACAGTTAACAGGAAAGTACTTTATGAGTAAGAAATTTGTTTTATCGGATAATTTTGTATCCAAATATAAAAGAAAAAAACCACCATTTGGATTTAACGGATTAGGTGAATTGGTTTACATGAGAACCTATTCTCGAATCAAAGAAAATGGTAAGAATGAAAGATGGTGGGAAACCGTACAACGAGTCGTAGAGGGAACTTACTCTATGCAAAAAAATTGGATTGATTCACATCAATTAGGGTGGAACCCGTGGCAAGCACAAGCGTCAGCGCATGAGATGTATGACCGCATATTCAATATGAAGTTCTTGCCACCCGGCCGAGGTCTTTGGGCTATGGGAACAACCATAACCGAAGAACGAGGTTTGTATGCCGCCCTAAACAATTGTGCCTTTGTATCTACCAAAACAATAAAAGACGATTACTCAAAACCATTCTGTTTTTTAATGGATGCAAGTATGTTGGGTGTTGGAGTTGGATTTGATACAAAGGGTGCGGGGGAGATAATAGTCAAGGGTATTAATCGAGATAGAACTGAAGAAATTTATATGATACCCGATACTCGTGAAGGTTGGGTAGAATCATTACGATTGTTATTGGAAAGTTATTTTCATGGACTCCCACATATTGAATTTGATTATAACCAAATCAGACCAGCTGGAGCCGTAATCAAAGGTTTTGGTGGAGTATCAAGTGGACACGAACCATTGAAAGAAGTCCACGATGAAATTCGTAATGTACTAGATGATAATTCAGGTGAACCAATTACAGTAACTACAATTGTGGATATAATGAACCTAATTGGTAAATGTGTCGTAGCAGGGAACGTAAGACGAACAGCGGAGATTGTATTTGGAGATCCATATGATGATGAATATTTGGATTTAAAAAATTATAAAGTTAACCCGGATAGAGAAGAGTATGGGTGGACAAGTAATAATAGTATCTTTGCTGAACTCGGTATGGACTATACTGATGTATGTAAGAGAATTAATGATAATGGTGAACCAGGATTCGCATGGTTAGAAAACATGAGAAAATATTCTCGTATGCAAAATGGTGGTGATGATAAAGATCATAGAGTGGCAGGTGGCAACCCCTGTCTAGAACAATCACTTGAATCATACGAATTATGCTGTCTTGTGGAAACATTTCCAAGCAATCATGAAGATTTAGAGGACTATAAGAGGACACTTAAATATGCCTATTTATATGCCAAAACCGTAACACTTGGAAAAACACATTGGCCAGATACTAATAGAGTTATGTTAAGAAATAGACGAATTGGTTGTAGTGTTAGTGGGGTTGCCCAATTTATTACTAAACATGGAATGGAAGAATTAAGAACTTGGTTAGAAAGTGGATATAATACAATACAAGATTGGGATAAGCAATATAGTGATTGGTTAGCAGTACCAAAATCAATAAAAACCACATCAGTTAAACCAAGTGGAACGGTTTCACTTTTGGTAGGAGCAACACCTGGAATGCACTATCCGGAATCTAGATTTTACATAAGAAGAATGAGGCTATCCAAGCATTCAGAATTATTAGAACCACTAAGAAAAGCTAACTATAAATTAGAACCAGCTTTTGGTTCGGAAGATACAACAATGGTGGTAGAGGTTCCTGTGGACGTAGGAGAGGGTATAAGAACAGCGGCTGAACTTTCGATTTGGGAACAATTCAGTTTAGCCGCGTTCTTACAACGACATTGGGCAGATAATCAAGTTAGTTGTACTGCTACATTTGACCCCGAAACAGAAGCAGATGAATTACCACACGTTTTAAATTATTTCCAATATAGATTAAAGGGCATATCGTTATTACCAAGACCGAATTAGGAGCATATAAACAAATGCCATACGAAGCAATAACAGAGGAAGAATATAATAAACAAATTAAAAAACTTGGTAAGTTATCATTTGGAGTTATCAAACACGAAGAAGCAGAAGTAGATGTTTTTTGTAACAATGATGTATGTGAAATAGTTCCAATGACGGGTGATAATGACGACCAGGATTTTGCTAACTAAATGATTTTTCTTTGTAATAATGATTATTGTGAGGTTGTTTTATATGGATAATCCTTGTGCTGTATCTTAAAAATTAATTCAAACAATATGTAATTAATACTTGACTTATATATGGTTTTAGTTGTATATTAAGGTCAATAAACAATTTTAACAGACATAAATGTAGAGGTTAGTTATTTATCAAAATATCTGGTGTGAAAAGAGAGGTGGTAATCAAGTTGAAGTTCATTTATGGGATGATGTAGCTGGTTACCAAAATTTTATATTTAAGAATTATGCTTATGTCAGAGATGGTGGTGGTCAGTATCGTTCCATTTATGGTGATAAGTTAAAGAAAGTAACGTATTGGACAGAAGAAGATTTTAAAACAGGCAGAGTATTTGAGTCAGATATACCATTAGATACACGAATACTTTTAGATAGATATTTAGATTCAGATGAACCATCTAAAGGCCATAGGGAATTATTTTT